TCCCATTTTTAATAAGACATCTTTGCCTTCTTTAGAAATAGTCATCATAGCATTTAAATCTTCATCGTAAGATACATCTATTAAGCCTTTTTGATATAGATCAACCAAAACTTGGTCCATATCTTCTTGCATTACAGCGTGGAGTTCTGGCATAACTTCTTCCAAGATCTCCATGTCAAACATGTATACTGGTTGACCATCTTCATCAATTCCCTCAAGGATTGCAGCACCTTCTGATAGAAGATACTCCATAATTTCCCTATGTTCCTCGTTTGAAGGATCGTATTCCAATGTGTCACTTCCTCATTTCCTATTATACACTTAATCAAAATAAATGCACCCCTGGAGAGATTTGAACTCCCGACCTTCTCGGTAGAAACGAGCTATTCTTTCCGCTGAACTACAGGGATAAAAGTAAAAGGTCACTTGCGTGACCTTTTGCATCTAATATGTATTATACTATGCGCTAAGGGTGCTTGTCAATTGCCATTGCCAAAATGAATGTTTATCTTGACGATCACCAAAAAAATTAGCAATTCCGTTTTCTTTAGCTTCTGTTGCAATATCAAAGCCATCTTTTAACTTATCAATAATCTGCAAGTTAGTTTTGCTTAACTCAGCAAACATCTGTTCAGAAGTTAAATCTGCAGAATCATTGATTTTCAATGCACTATTTTGTTGTAATTGCTCAAGTCCAAATGGTGATTTTTCTTTAATTTTTTTTAAATTTTCAGCATATGTATCAATTGAATCAAATACATCTTCATATATTTCTAATAAAAAAGCGTGATCTTGTTTAAATTCTCGCCCTTTAATATTCCAATGATAACCGTGTGCTTGAGCATACATTTTCATTGCCATTGATTGTAATTCTTTTAAAATTTGAATTAAATTTTCATTATTTGCCATTATTTTCACCTTTTTGATGCAATGAGTGCACCATCTCTAGTATTATATCGGAATCTGATTTTTCTTTATCGTTTTCTGTATAAAGAGCTTTTAAAGTTTTTTTATCTTCTTTTCTTTGTGCTCCCTCACCCATCATAATGAACAACATGGCAACTGGAATAAACAAGCCAATTGGAAAATTGGACCACATATGAGAAACATTAAGAATTATTGCTGAAATATACCCTGACATTCTTGCTGGGTATTTGTCTATATAAAAAGATACATGATTTATTAATTTGCTCATATATCTAATTATACATTATCTTGATACTTTAGCGTAACCTGTTTTTTTCTTATTCATGGACCCAGGCTTTTTAAACCCCGACCCTTTAGGCATTGTTGCAATACGAATAGCCAGTCTTGCTTCTACTTTTTTTTGCTTTTGAGTCATTATTTTCCTCTGTTAGATGAGCAGTTTATTACAGGACGTGCTCAGGTCCTCATCACTATTATATACTACTTGATCTTGATTTGTCTAGGCTTGTGCTCTTCTGGTATTTCCCGTTCAATTTTAATGGTTAGCAAACCATTTTCAAGTGAAGCAGATTTAACCAGCATGTATTCACCTAAAGTGAACGTCTGTTTAAAATTGCGTCCTGCAATTCCTTTGTGTAGAAAATCTGATTTTTCATCATTTTCTCTATCGCTTTTGATAATTAATGTATCTTTATCTACAGTAATATCAAGATCTTCACGATCATATCCCGCAACAGCCAATTCAACAATATAATTGTCTTCATCAACCTTCTTTACATTGTATGGGGGAAATGCGGATGTTGTTTTTTTATTTGATTCCCATCTTACAAATTGATCATTAAACCCTAAAAAGAACGGGTCATTAAAAATAGATTGAATTTGTGTGAATGGATTGTTATATGTTGTTAGATGTGTCATTTTACTTAGCTCCTTTTCAGCAAGTTAGTTAAATTCAGTACCCCGTAGGCATCCTGTAAATATATTATATCAGATTTTATTGATTACTGCGACCCTTTGGATCGCTATGATTTCCATACCCTACGCTTGGCTTGCCATCATGTTGTGGTGGTGAGTTATAAGTAGACATCCAACCAGTATCTCCATAAAGTGATCCATAATTTGTTCCTGATGTTGCATCCCCTGTTGAAACAAATATTCCATCCCAAATTGATGTTGAATCTTTTGTTGGAGTTGGATTTGCTGATTTAGTTAAATCTGGTTCATTTACTGCAATAGCATCCATAGCTTCTTGTGCATGTTCTTTAGTCGTATAGCAACCAATAACCTGTCCAGATCCCGCTTTTATTACAGCGTAACCACCTAAACAGTCTGGCGTATTAAATTCAATTTTAAATCCTGGTCCGCCTGATAATCTTTCCGAGCCAAATGCAGAATCTTTTTCAACTTTATTTTCTCTTGCTACAATTGCACGAGACCAAGCAAACCCTGCATCTCCGCCCCAAGCATTCCACATAATTTTTCCGTGAGATGGTTTATCCCAATCTTTTCCTTTTTTATCAACTTCATGACGAGAAAAAAATGAATACATTCTTTTTACTGTATCAAGAGACATTGATCTTCCAGCAACAATATCGCTTGCACGACCCCAACCCACGGGGGTTCCTGCACCCGTAGCCATACCTGCGTCTTTCCATTTTAATGCACGACGAGCCGCTGCTTTCATTCCTGCATTTGGTTGATAACCACCGTCAGATTTTTTTACGGGAATACAATTTGGAACAGTCTTGCCATCTTGTTCTTTAGTGCCAGCATATGCGTACCCATCCCAACAAGGTCCTTGTCCTTTATCAATACAAGAAGAACATTTTTCTGTATCAGAAATATAATGATGATCATTACCTAAATCATCGCATCCACAAGTCATACATTTTTTAGTTGCTTCTGGTTCATTTGCATATAACGCAGACATTTGTGCTTGTGCTTTTTCTTTGCTTGGATGTGTGCCAGCTACATGACCAGTATTTTGAGCTACTACTGAAAATTTATTTCCATGTTGCACTATTTTATATGGCATCGTTACCCCTCTTCGTTTTAATTATATCATTAATTTTATGAGATTTCATATTAGATTTTGTTACTACTTCTGCTGCGGGAAGAGTCCCATTTTTTCTAAATCGGAGGGACTCCCAAAGAGCATGGGGTAATGTATGTATCCCATAATGTGTTCTATGATGATTAGTACATAATACTTCTAAATTTCCTGGACTTTCTAACCAAACTTGAAATTCTTGATCGTCTTTAAAATTTAAACCAAAATAAGCTTCTATTTTAGATTTATCAGCATTTGAAATTTGACTAAATTCTACATGAGTATGATGTAATTCCATTTGTCCACCACATAAATCATCATTGATGGCACATTTCCAAAGTCCCGCCGCTTTAATTTTCTTTTTAGCGGCAATAAAATATTTATAATTTGGATCTTTTTCTCGTGGGTCATGTTCTGGAATATGTGCCAGAATTGAAAATGTCATTTTTTGATTGTGTGCATTAGTCATTATGAGTTAATTATACATTACTGGAGCGAATAGCGAGAATTGAACTCGCACATTAACCTTGGCAAGGTTACGCACTACCACTATGCAATATTCGCAAATGGGGGCTATACGCAGATATTCCAGCACCGAATGACGCTGCCCTATCTCCCCGAACTCTTACGCTGCGGGTACTTGTTATATGTAACTATACCATGCTAAGGTGTGCTGCATATAGCCTTGTGCGGGAGGTAGGACTTGAACCTACGATTACCGAATTATGAGTTCGGGGCTTTAACCAACTAAGCTACTACCGCTAAAATATTTAGTTTTCTGAGCCCTTTAATTTGTTTTCTATTAATTTTTCTCGTTCATCAATAATTTCATATGAAAATTTAATTAATGCTGCTTCATTTTTATTGTAATGATGACCACAAAACATTAAGTCTCCCGTTACACCTTTTACTAATACATACGCTTGAGAGTTACAAGAATCACAACGATCAATAACCTTGAGAACATATTCTTTCTCAATTTCTTTTTCTTTTACTATTTCTGTTGTCATATTCATATTATACTCTCTCTATTAGTTGGTTAATAATTTGCTGGTCATCTTGGGCACGATCCAAGAACCTTCCGATTAACAGTCGGATGCTCTGCCAATTGAGCTAATGACCAATACTGCTATTCTACTTTACCAAATGGGTTTTTGTCAATCATCTTTAAAAGATCTTCAGGACTATTAATCATTCTACGCTGTGCTTCAAATTTTCCAAGCTCAACAATTTCTTGTGCAATTGTATGCATCATATCATAAAGTCCTGCTGCATATCTTTTATCTCTTGGATCTGCATGTTTAATTTCTTGTTGCATATTTACAGAAGATTTAGTAAAATATTCACAAAGTGCAGTTAAACTAATATAAATATCTTGTTCGTCTTCAATTGTTGCAATAGTTCCATTTGCTAACATTATTATCCTTTGTTTGTTGTTATATGGGTTAGTCTACTATAATATTTTAAAGTTGTCAACTATATCTCTATATTCACTGTCATCATCATCAAAAAAATCTCTAATATCTTCAGGCATAACCTTTCTTTCTGGCATGCGAATAGTGTTTTTCATTCTTGCATCTGATTCTTCTTTTAATTTTGCCAACTCCTCCGAAAATACCCCAGAATAAGTATAGATTTCTACCTCTTTATTTTGGTCTGGTGGTGTTAAGGATATAGCATTGTAGATAGCCCCGCATACGGCATCTGAAAGGTCTTTAGAACCCTTTCTTGGGTGGTCTACCTTATCTTTTACAATTCGTAACTGCAATAATTCATCTATAAGCAATTGAATTTTAGGCCCTAGCAACCTTTCTTCAGTTAAAGTAAGAGACATATCTTCATAGTGTTTTTTAGCTACAGATAAAATTTCAGTTTTAATGCCATGTACCCCAAGTTGTTGCATCATATCGTGTGAATTCCATCGGTCAAATGTAACTAATTTAACATTAAAATTGCGCTCTCTTATGCTTGTTATATAATCTTTAACCTCTGTAAAGTCAACAGATTTGGATGCAGTTGGAGTCCAATATCTTACTGCATCTACTATAATTCTAGGTGCGGCTTCTTTATACTGTTCTCCAATTTTCATTGTTACCCAACCATCTACATGCGCTAGCGCCACCGCACAATGGTCATGTTTTTGTGCTAAGTCTACATGCATAAAATATGTTTTATCTTCTTTTGGTTTAAAATCATCATCAAATCTTCCATATGAATCTACATTTAATTTAGGATTACTAAAAGCTTTTTCAATTACCATTCTGCTTTTAAAAAAAGCATCCGTGGCATCTGGCGGCATGCAAGCAAAACGAGATAAAGCATCTGTAGGGTCTGTATAAAAGTCAATTGTAAAATCGTCAATAGTTCTAGTCGGATTGATCTCCCATGTTGGCCTTTTTAAAGCATACATTCTTGGAACTTTATATGAAATAATGTGATCTTCTTCCCATTCCATTTCAAATTCATTGCCTTCGGTGCCATCTGGAAGTTCTGTGTCTACTTTAAATTTATGATGTCTAAGCACGACTTCTTTTTCTGCTACCGCTTCGTTATACCTTTGTTGAATATAATCATTTTTAAAACGAGGAAAAGAAAGTAAAATTACTTTACCAAAATCTGGAAAACGAGAATTTACAGATGCACGATACATTTTATAAATTGCAGATGCGGTCTTTGCTTGATCATGCCCAGAAGTTGATTCAAGTTCAAATCCTGAAATTTCATCAAGAATAACAACTAAAACGTTGTATCCTTCCCAAGCTTCTCTTTCTGAGTGACCCGAGTGAACTGTAACAGATTTATCAAATTCAACCATATTTGCTTTAGCAATATATTTTCCTTGAAACCAAGGTGACTTTTCAATGCGTTGATTGAAACCTTTAAAGAAAACTCGGTTAGCTTGAATAGCGTTAATGGCAATATTAATAATATCAATGGCATCCCCTGGAGGTTTTCCATAATATCTTGCTGGATCTGAAAGACATAAAAGTAAATGCACCATATATGCACAAGCGATTGTAGATGTATAGTCTTTTCCAGAACCTTTACCAAGTTGTAAAATTACTTCAGAACAAGTTTGTTTCCAAATTTTTTCGCCTTCAATTTCACCATAGATTTTGTGTAATGTTTCACGTTTATAAATTTGTGTTGATGCTCTGATCATTTGATATTGATACATAGAAAGTGGTGGTAAACCAAGATAGTCTTTACTTGTTACAAATTCTTCAAGCGGAGCTGGTTTTTCTGAAAATTCATCACCTTCAAGTGCATCTATAAAAGCACTAAAATCAGTCATTTACTATTACTGCTTCAATCTGGCCTGTTACTTGCGATAATCTTTTTGAAACTTCCCATTTACATTTATCACAAGATGAAGTTACATCTTTAAGAATGCCTACTAAAATATCTTGTTTTCTTTCTGATTCTAAAATTTGATCTGCCATTGAACTATCTTCTAGCACTCCCGCTTTATTTAACATATCAATTCTTTTTGCTTCAATGTCAGCAATTAATTTAATAACTTGCGCTTTAATATTGGGAGAATCTTGTGCATCTGCTTGACTTAAAGTGATCCACGCCTCTTTTATTAACATATTGTAATGCTCATCTGCCCCTGCCAAAGCTTCTTTTGCACGTTCACGAATTGCTGTATTGTCATGAACAAAACCTTTCCATGCGTCAATATAAGTTTCTACTTGAACACGGGTAAGATCTAAAGAACGTGCTATTTGTGTTGGTGTATTGCCTTTAAGCAATTCTTCAACAACTTTATTCATTTGGTCAAATTGACCTGCAACTTCTATTTCTTTATCCATTATCTGTTTTATAAAAACCTGATCCTTTAAATTGTACGCCTGGGGCATTCCAAACTCTTACCATAGCATATCCGCATGATGGACATGACGGAATTGATTCAGGATCAGTAATTCCTCTAGAAACCTCTTCAGTCTTATCACATTCAATACATCCATATTCATATGTAGCCATATTTAATTATACCTCTTTATTACCATCTTTGTCAATAGCAATTTTAAGTAAAACTAAATAACCAATCATATCAACAATATCATTATCTCCAGCATAACCTTGATTATTTTTTATTCTATTGATCTTATCATCAATACGAACTTTTAATTGTTCAATATTATCTGATGTAGCAAATATCCTAACTGGGTCTATAGCTGAATTGCCATAAGATATGTTTTTATCTATAAGCATTTCCATTATATTTAAACAAGTATTCCAAATTTCTCCGCCTAATGGTGCTTTTAAAGAATGCAAATATAAATCATTTATTTCTGCTGGTGTTTTCACATTAGCCTCTCTGACCAAGTTTTAGGTGTTTTTTCTGTTGTAAACTCAAGTGGTAAATGATAATCAAAAGATTTTACACCTTTTATTTTAATCCATTCAGCCAATTCTGTCAAGCCCTTATCAAGTGTAGTTGTTGTTTTATATCCTAAAATTTTTCTTGATAAATTTGAAGAACATACTGCATTATGAACTTCTTGAGGTCTACCTGGTAAAAAAATAGGATCATCAGTGTAATTCATTATTTTAGCAATCTTGTAAAACAAATCTTTTATAGTAATAAATTCCTCATCTGGGCCAACATTTATTGTCATGCCATTTGCAACATCTGTTGTACAAGCAATCATTAATGGATTTGTTACATCATTCATAAAAGAAAAACATCTTACTTGGCTACCATCACCATATATAATTGGTTTTTTGCCTTGCAATATTCTATTTATCATAATAGAAGCTACATTCCTAAACGGATCATCATATTTTTGTCTTGGCCCTATAATATTATGTGGAACAAGAATTACATAATTTATATTATTAGTTTCACATATATTTTTAACTAATTGTTCTGAAGCAACTTTAGAAATTCCATATGGATCTTGTGGCATTGGTATCATATCTTCTGTATATGGCGTTTTTTGTGTTCCGTATCTAGCCATTGATGACATATGAACAAACTTTTTAACTCCCGCCCGAACTGATGCTGATAAAGCAACAGTAGTTATATGTGAAGTGTTGCGAGTAACAAGTGCAGGGCTAAAAACAGACAATCCTTCATATGCAGTACATGCAGAATGTACTACTAAATCTACTCCGTTAAATAAATCTTTAACTGCATCAAAATCACCTAAATCTTGATTATGGAATTCAACTGCATCTGGTACATTATCTGTATAGCCACCAATTAAATTATCAATTCCAATCACATTATCTCCATTTTTAAGAAATGCATCCGCAAGATGGCTGCCCATAAAGCCAGCAACACCAGTAATTAAAACTTTCATTTAACCGCCTTAATTTCCCATATTAAATGATATGGAACATCTTCTCTCCAATATTGGTTTACGGCTTCAAAAGTTCCTTTAAAACCATAATCATGACAAAGATTTAACAAGCTCCAACCATTTGTGGCTTGTGAAGGTAAACAAAAATACTGTAAAGTATTAGTGCTTATATAATTTACATGTTGTGGGTCTTGAAACATTTCTTGATGAGGAAATGCTGGTGTTGCAAAAATACCAAAACCACCTGGTTTTAATACTCTCCAAATTTCACTCATAATATCAATAAATGGTTGTTTTCTTTCTCTACCAATATAAAGCATTCGGGGAATATGTTCAAGAAAATCATGTCCCGTAACAAAGTCAAATGTATTATCTTCAAATGGTATAGGGTCTATAACTAAATCTGCTATTTTAATATTTGAGTTGCCATAATCAATAATATCAACTCCATACACTTCATCTGCATTTTTAGGATTTCTTGGTTCTTTTCCACATCCTAAATCTAATGTTTTTGTGGTAGCCATTCGTGATCTCTCCTTCTCTCTAAATTCCAACCTTTACAGGTATAATCGCCACTATTTTTTTTGTTATGATAATACTCATGATTTTTTACATATGTATAATCATTTTTTTGAAAAAAAATTGGATTGCTTTTTATAGTTTGAGAAATTCCATTTTCATCTGCGTAAACTTGTGAATGCAAAATGTTTATATCAACAACAAATCCGCCTAAAATCATTCTGTCCCAATAATCGTTGTCTTCATAATAAGCTGGGTAAATATACTCATCAAATATCCCAACCTTTTTTACAATTTCTTCTCCAACTGTAAATATATTCCATCCAGCGTTTGCTGATAAAACAAATTTATCTGGTCCGCTTTTTTCTGCGTAATCTTGCCAAAGGCCTGGCGAAGGCGTTGTATCTGCTGAAGAAAACATCCAATATTTTGCATGCGGATAAAGTTTAATTCCAAGATTCCAAGAACCAGTTATGCCCATATTAGAAGGCAAATTTAAAATTCTAATATTTAAATGTGGATATTCTTCAATAAGACCATCACTCATTGAATTGTCGCCGCTATTATTAATAATCAATATTTCACCAATTGGATAGTCAATTGTGCTTAATGATTTTCTTAAAAGATCATATCTATTAAGAACTGGATATATTAATACTGGTATCATTTAGTCCATTTTCTAGGTTTTTTAATTAATCCATGTCTTTCTAATTCTCTTTGAATAGTCATATGAGAGCAATTAGCTTCCATAGCCATCTCTCTAACTGTCTTTTTTTCGGTTACATATCTTTTGTAAACCCATTCTTTATTATCATATAGTTTATATTTTTTAGCCATTATTTTCCTTATACCACTTCATTAACTGCATACCAAGCTATCCCCGCCGCATCAGCAACGTTATCATTTTTAGTGTCAACGCCCAGTGTTCTAACAAAGTCAATTGTCCTAGACTTTCTAATGTCTCTGATTTTGGCTTTGTACCAATTTTCTGATTTTCCTGGAAATTCATCTTTAACCGCCTGTTTTTCAACTTTTGTAAAATTTTTATTACCTATGTATGATTGCCAGGTTATAGGGTGAACCTCAACAACTTTTACATTATCACTAAGTAACTCTCCCATTATAGCACCAAAAACGTATGCCATCTTTATTCCAGTATGAACGCTTTTTACTTGAATTGCTGCTTCAATTACTACAAAATCTGTATCTAACTCATTTTTAAACGATTTTATTTTGCGTTTAGCGTCTAATATTCTTTCGTATACATCTGCGCCTTCAAAAACTATTTCTCCCCATTTTATTGGTTTATTTTCATTCATAAGGCAAAAAGCAATGCTGTTTGTACTGGCATCTATTCCCAAGACTTTATGGGCAACGGGCCTGGATAATTTAGCCAGAGACACGTTTTACCATTTCTATTAAATCTTTTCTTTCTGCTTCTTTTTTTGCGCCTACGCATTTATCACAAATGTTTGTGTTATTATATCTACTCAATATAATTTCGCAACCTTTAGTTTTACATAATCTTTTTTTACCTGCAAGCCTTGCTTTTTTTTCATAATAAGCTTCTTTAAGTTTTTCATTTGTTGCTATTCTGCAACATTCATCAGAGCAATATTTTTGATTATGTGTTTTAGGAGTAAACTCATTATCACATTTTTCATAAATACATATCATTTTGCAACCACCATTGCTGGTATAAAGACTTCACCATCACCCAACTCTTTCCAACATGATGTCTTTACTGGGCAATACTTGCATGCAGAAACAGATTTAGTAAATACTCTTTCTGGCAAAGTTCCAGATTCATAATTAGCATATACTTTTTTTAACCAATCAAATACGTCATTAATTATTTTTTCATTTCTTTCATTCATATTTATTGGAAGAATTAAATATGATTGATCATTTTTATTTTCATAATAAAAAAATCCTTGTTCTGCTCCACGAATTTTCATATATGTTAATAATTGATATAAATGATTTGAAGTTGGAGCCATTTCTGCTTGACGCATAGAATATACTTCGTCTTTAGCAGTTTTTATCTCTCCAATTACTTCTTTTCCATCCCATTCAATAATTGCATCTGCAAATCCTCTAATTGGTGGGTTATCGTTTGTAATTTCAATTTCTGTTGATTTAAGTACACCTGTTTTAGCCATAACCGCCTGAATGCGATCATGAGCAGCCGTACCATTATCCATATTAGCCCTAGCCATAGCATCAAACTGGTCTTCAAACTCTGCACCAGTAAAAGCAATGAACCAATATCTAGGGCAGTTACCGTGACCATAGCCAATAGTACTAGGACTAAATGTTTTCTTTTGAGTAAAACTATCACGTTTTTCAACATTTGTATAAGCCTCCTCCATCATTTCTGCAAACTTATTTGGGTCAAAACCATTTTCTAATGGTTTTTTAAATTTTAAATTTCCTATTATTTTTCTAGCCAATTTTTAAATCCTTTTTTATTTTTTGTAAATCATTTTGAAAATCATCGGCTAAATATTCATGAAAAGCAAATTTATCACGTTCTAAATAAGTGCTGGTTTCCCTATAAGAATCATCCATTTTGGCTTTTCCATTTTGATAAGTTAAATTTTCCCAATAAACTTCTGGAAAATAAAATATTGCATTTAATCTGCTACCTAACATTTTCCAAAAATTATCAATATACATGTGCCATAAAATAGGCGGAGTCATATAACCTAAAGATTTGATTATATTGGTTGATGCCATAACACAGGTAGGCAAGGATTCTTTAAACAATAAATCATTTGCAAAAGAAAAACCGTAACCTGTTTGTTTAATTGGTATATAAAGACTTTGATCCCACCCATCGGTTATCAACAAATGATCGTCGCCCAAAAAAGTTATAGTTTCATATTTATCTTTATACTTATTTGCTAAAAGGTTTAGCTTTGGTACTAATTTCATATTAGGGTTTATGTCATAAATAACACCATCAATTTTTGGATATAAATCAATTTGATCATCATCAATACCAAAAACTAAATCTGATATCTTAGATGTTTCAAAAAAATGTTTAGCAAATCTTTCTGCATTATCTGGTCTTGATCTTGTTGGCACTATAACTAAATTTGTATTCATTTTATTTTGTTCCTTATACCTATTTTCATTATGCTCCATATCTTGCGGAATACTTTAATGCATCCACTAATCTATTAATTGCTTCTTCTGCTGTAAAATAAACATTTTTTTTCTTTGCATTCTCCCCGCCTTTTTCAAAGGTGGTATAGTATCTTGCCATCATTGCAAATTTAGCTGCAAGTGCTTGCATTTTAATAATAAGATCGGGAGCTTTAGATGAAGGAACATCTGGTTTTGCAATTAACTTAATAATTAAATCAAGAGCATAATCAAGATCTTTATCATTCATATATGTTTTCATATCATTGAACTCTGTAAGTTCACTAATTAATTCAATAGTTGGTTTATCTGTCATTCCATAATCCTAACACAAAATTGACAAGGATCTCCGCCATCTTCCCATTCTTTTTCTTCTTCTTCTGTAAGTGATGGCACCCCATCGTGAGTAGCGCAAAACATTTCAGTTATCCAGCCACGGGCAACGCCATTGTCATACCAAATGTGAAATTCATTAAGGTCTTTTTCTTCAATCATTATGTGTCTCCCAACACTCTACCATTTGTTCAAATAATGCCCATTCAATTACTGCAAGTCTAGTTTTTTGACCTGATCCGCCCAAGATGAGCTTAAGTACAG